ACAGGTTAGTACTGCTCTAGAGAACACTTTACGTTCTCCCCAAATTAATAACATAGTAACAAATTTCGACACGAGGGCCGGACAGCCAGGGTCGTTTAGAAATAACGTTATTGCTTACGCTGATTCTCAGGTGCGGTTAACAGGAAGAGTTATGGCGCCACAAGAAGCAGTACAGTCATTCATCAATCAGTTTGGTTTGGCTAATTACCAGGAACAGGGAGAGAGTTTCGGACAAGGTAGTGCGCAGGCTGCGCACTATAGTACTCCAAAAGCTCCAACCATACCAACCATGAGAGGTGGATCGACTTCGCCAGTTAAGGCAAAGGTTAGGTCCATAGAGGACATTCGAAAATTAACAAAATAACGGAATTATTTCCAAGGAGTGAAAAATGGCAACTAGTAGAAGTTTTCAGGATATGCTTAATGAGTATCTTCCAAACGAACTATTTAAAGATGAGTTAATGAAGAGAGATTGGTATTTACAAAACATTCAAAAAGACGACAAGTGGAAGGGTGGAACAATTCCAGTTCCATTTATGGGAGCATCTGCTTCTTCAATTAAATTTGGTGGTCTTACTGATTCTGGAGACATTTCAGAATTTAAACCAGTACGCGGTTCTATTACTGGTTATAAAGAGGTATGGGGATCACTTATATTTAACGAAACAGATATTATGCAACATGACGGTAAAGTTAATGAGCAATCATTTTTAAAGATTTTACCTGATCAAATTGAAGAATTTATTAACTACATGAAGATGGCAGTTTCCATCAATTTGATGGCTGGTCCACATTACATGAAGCAAGTAGCTACTTTGGGCACTGCTGATTTAGCAAATGGCATTGTAGAAGTTGATAAGATTGATCGTGCTGAAATTGGAATGAAGTTAGATTTAGATGACGACAACTCAGCTCCTCAAACTATTTATATTACAGCGGTAAACATCAATAACAGTACTGTTACTGTTTCTGCTTCTAGAGCTGGTGCAGCTTTAGACGTTTCTGCGTACACAGTAGCTCAAAACGGTAAATTTTACCACGATGGAATTTTAGCAGCTGGCGCAGTTACTAACAACTTCATTTCTGCTAAGAGCGCATTATTAACTGTTGGAAATGGTGGATCTTCTACTATTCACGGTCAAACTAAAACGGCTTACCCTGTTTTACAAGCTTTGAATATCAACGGTTCTTCAATGACTGCTACTAACTTCTTAGATAAACTCTTTGATTTTTGGTCTCAGATCAAAATTAAAGCTAAGGCTGCAAATCCTTCTAAATGCGTTATGAGCTTTAAACATTTAGGTACTGCTTTAAAATTAGTTGAGCTAGAAAAATCTCCATTTAAAGTTACCCCTGGATCAATGAACGCATCTTTATACAACTGGACAGAAGTAAATATTACTGGTGTTCGTGGTGGTTTCAACTTAGTTGGAATTCAAGAAATGGACGACGACATTATTTTCTTCTTAGATATGTCTGCAATGACTTTCCGTTCTAATGGCTTTTTCCAAAAGAAAAAAGCTCCAGGCGGAGAAGAGTTTTTCAGAATTAGAGGAAGTTCTGGGTTTCAATTAGTGTGTGATATTTGTTTGTTCGGGGAGCAAGAGTTTAAAAAGCCTGCTACCTGCGCAATCGTTCATACAATTAGCTATTAATAAACACGGGGCTACTAGTTAGCCCCTTTTTTGGAGGAACTTATGGGAATTTCTACAGAAATGTTAGAATATTTAAACGCAAAAAATAGAAGATCACAATTAGGAACATTAATTCAGAACGCTGAATCCATTTCTAATGCTACTATGATGGCAGAACCTTTAACTGGTTTTTCTTCATCTGCTGGTGCTTTGGCTGCTGGTGATACCTTAATAGTGGGTATTAGTAAGCTAGATGGAAACATTGGTTTAAAATTAGCAACTGCGGATTTTACTTCTGCGGCTGTAAATGCAAAACTGCTAACTGGTTTTTCTGCTTTAGCTGGAGTTATAGCTGGAACAGATTCTATCCTTGTTGGATTCAACAAAATAGTAGGTAACCTAGCAGGAAAGTTTCCAAACAAGTATATTTTCTTGTCTGGTAAATTTACAACTGTTGGCGGAGATGCTTCTGAAACAATTACTGGGGCTACAGGTGTTGTGGGCACAGATATAGTTATGGTTCAGGTTCAGAGTGGTACTGGGTATGTTGTTAGCGCCGCTGCAGGAACAGGCGACATTGGTGTCGTTATGAGTGCAGATCCCGGTGGAGCAACAATTTTAAACTGGATTGTATTTAGATAATCCAAAAACAATAACAATTTAATAGGAGAATAATATGAAAAATCCCTTACTAAGTGCTAATACAAGAGCAGGTTTTGACAAGTTTTATGCTGGAGAACTTGGTCAATGTTTAATGGCAAAAACGCATCTAATCAAGGCAGTTTATAGCTTTGCAGTAGATGGTGGATCGGTTAGTGCTATAAATTTGAATGACGTTTATGGAAATGAAATCAAGATACCAAGCGGAGCAATTGTAAAGTCAGTTATAATTGACAGAGCAACTGCGTGTACTTCTGCTGGTGGCAACGGAACTGTAGCGTTATCTATTAATTCCGCAAATGATTTATTAAGCGCAGTAGATGCGGATACTTTATCAGCAATCCACGCTGGAGTTCCCATTTCTACTGCATCCACAGTGGTTAAAGCTACTGCAGATCGTAAATTAGTATTAACAATTGGTACTGAGGCGCTAACTGCTGGAGTTCTAAATATTTATTTAGAAATTTTTCACGTAGCTTAATGGCTCAATTTACAAGTATATCTTATAAAGAAAGTTTAAAGCAGGCCGTCCTAGCGGTCGGCCTTGCTGCCGTTCAGTTTCCAGACCTTTCAATGTCTGGTGTGGAAGAGATTTTTGTACAGGCTCCCACAACAAATACTGATTCTGTAATTATTGGAGCTAGCACTGTTACTTCTAATTTTGCAAACGGGGGTTGGGAATTGGCTCCTGGAGCTAGTTTTAATCCTCCAATTAATTTATGGAGCAGCTTATATGCTATAAGCCCTTCTGCTGCTCAAAAGTTATTGGTTACTTATTTAAAGGGAGACAGATAATTGTTTAATATAAATGGCTCCCTACCTAAAGGATTTGCTACAGAAGCCACATTAGGAGCGACTAATGTGCAGTTAATTGCAGCAAACGCAGAATTAGACGCTATTACTTCTCAGCTATCAACTGTTAACGATCCATTTCATAGGGACGCTTTTGATAGGCTTAGGGTAAGTTCACCCCAGGGCATTTTTGATGCTCAATTTACCTATGATTTACAGCCACTCATATATGAACAGATTGTTTCTGGCAGTGGGGCAACAGTGACCCACGACGCGACAAATAGAGTTGCGTTAATGACTTTTAGTTCTACTCCAACGGGTGGTAGTTCTTACATGCAATCTTTTGCATATCATAGATACCAACCCGGCAAGAGCCAACAAATACTTATTACTTTTAATTTTATTGAAGCAAAAGCGAATTGTTTAAAATTCGCGGCCTATGGTGATCTAACAAATTCCATAGAATTTAGAATGAATGGATTAACTCCTCAAGTTGCAATATTGTCAGGTACATCACTAGGCAATCAAATCATAGATCAAACAAACTGGAACATTGATAAGCTAAATGGCACTGGAGCTAGCGGTGCAACTTTTGATGTAACAAAAATACAATTTTTAGCAATAGACTTTCAAGCCTTATATAGCGGTGATGTTCGTATCGGATTTAGTATTAATGGCGCTGTTATATATGTACACCAATTCATTCATGCGAATAGTGTAATTCATACTTACATACAAAATGCGACATTACCAATTAGAGTTGGAATGACCTGTACTGGTACCGTATCAACAACACTTAAATTTAACTGTGCCTCTATTATCAGCGAGGGCGGACAAGAGCGCGCTAGCGGTTATGAATTTTCTAGATTAGCATCTGGTACTGCTGGAAACAACACTCAGGCGCACGTTTTATCCATTCGACCAAAAGCTACATTTAATTCTATTATTAACAGGACTGTAATAGACATGTTAGAGGTTAGTGTTTTAGTCACTGGGGCGAATAGTGTAATATGGGAGTTGTGTTTAGGCCAGGCAATATCAGGAACAACGACATTTACTGATAATAATGCGACATATTCAGCCGTTGAATATAATTCAGCAGGAACTATAAGTGGAGCACCAGAAATTATTATAGATTCAGGCTTTGTCCCTGCCACAAATCAAAACAAAGGCTCTTATGATATGACTATAACACATAGGTACCCAATTTGTTTAAGCGCCGCTGGTGCAGATAGAGCGTTAGGGACTATTTCTTTAGTAGCAACGGGGATAGGTGGCACATCAGCAATAAGAGCATCTTTGAAGTGGGTTGAGGTTAGATAACTTGACATAGAAATAAAATGATATTTTACTTTAGGTTAGTGTCTCAAACATTAACCCGCACAAGGAGAATTCCATGGCAAAAGTAGTAAAAAAAGGTGGCAAAAAGCCTGTTAAGAAGTAATTATTAACATTTTGACTAGCCTTTATTGGCTAGTCAACCTACACGGGAGAAAAACATGTCTTTATTCAAGGAGTCCAGCGACAAAGTCGTTTCTAAAAACATTTCTAAATTAAAGGAAGAGGGAAAAGAGCAAAAACAAACCATCGCCATAAGCTTAAATGTTGCAGGAAGTCCAAAAAAGGTTGCAAAACCACTAAAAAAGCCTGTAAAATCTATTCAGGATTTAAGAGATATATCTAGTTCTATGTCAAAATAAACAGGAGATTTAGATGACTCCAGATACAAAAACAGAAATGTTAAAATCTCATGCGCACGAGTTAGTAAAAACATACTCAACGTATGATGCAAATAATAGAATTGAATATTTTTATACTGTTATTGATAGTGCTCCAGACGGGCATCCCTGTTTGGTTACAAGATATTCTTATGATGGAATATCTTCAAGAGTTACTTATGCCAAAGAATACTATGGACTTTGGGATTCTTCTTGGGAGACTTTCTAATGATAGGTGGAGTGTTTTCCAAACATAGATTTAAAGTGCAAAATTCTCCTCAGCATCCCTATAAGCATTTGTTGTCTGAGTTTCCTTATGTAAGTCCGTCTTTGCCTGGTGTTACTGACGTTGAGACGGCTTTAAATTATATTATAGCAGTTCTATATCCTCAAACGCAGGCTAATGTTGCAAATGTAGCGGCTCTTCCAACTATAGGAAATACTATAAATGATTTCAGGGTTGTTGACGACGATGGAGATGGAAAGGCAGCGGCATATAGATGGGAGCAAAGAGAGGGCGAGGCAGTAGCGGCTTGGCATAAAATCTATGACATGGATTGGGGCGCTGATTCAATTCTAGAGGGATTTTTAACTAAGACACAGGATCTTTATGTTAAGAGTATGGGAAATAATGATCTTGATATTAATGGTACTGCCATTGTTGGTTTGTATGCTGGCCAGTCTATTTTTGGAGGAGCATCAGCATCTACCAATTTATCTTTATTTGCTAATAGTGGCGATGGTGTTGGTGCTGGAACTGGGTATGTTCAGGTTGGTGACCACTTCCGTCCGTGTGTTGATTCCTTATACACACTAGGAACTAATACAGAGAGATGGTTAAATGCCTATGTAGATTCTATAACTTCAGGAACTTTAACAGCAACAGGTGGAAGTATAACAGATTCATCTGGCGCAATCTCTTTTGGCGACGAAAATCTTACAACCACCGGAGATATAAACGGAAAAATAATTACCGCTTCAGATAAATTTATTACTGGCACACTAACACTTGATAATGGAAGCATTACAGATACGGGTGGAAGTATTTCGTTTGATAATGAGAATTTGTCTACTACTGGAACATTTTCTAGTTCTCAGTATACCGCAACAAACGGTACAGACACTCTTATTATAAAGCCAAATATTTCTAGCAAGGGAGAAATAACTTCTTCTTTAGGAACAATATCTTTTGATAATGAAAATTTAATTACTACAGGAACGTTAGGTGCTGGTGCGGCGACTTTCACACAAACTAATACTGATAATATTCGCCTTGATGGAAACACAATTTCAATAACAAACCTTGATGGAAATTTGATTCTAGTAGCAAACGGTACTGGAATAATAGATTTACAGACCGCAATGACCACCATAGGACAAACGGTTACTGGAGTGATGTCCATAACTGGACAATTAAATATTGATAATTTTAGATTTGACGGAAATGTTTTTTCGACAACAAACACGAATGGCAATATAACTTTTACTCCAAACGGAACGGGATTTTTAGAGACTTCTGCTAAGATGCTCCCTGATGCTGATGGAACATTAGATCTTGGGTCTACTACTAAAAGGTTTAATAGTTTATTCATAGACAACTCTCTTGGTGATGGAACAAACTTAGTTTCAATTGCTACTTTATTATCTTTAAGAGATATAAATGTTGGCGCATCTTCTGGAATGACTTTATTTTACGATGGAAGCAAATGGAATGCTTCGGTTCCAGATACTGAAATTGACCATGGAACTATTACGGGCCTGGCGGATGATGACCATACTCAATATGCTTTATTAGCAGGAAGAGGAACTGGTCAGACATTAATTGGTGGATTGGCTGCATCTAACGACCTAACTCTGGAGTCTACAGCACATGGAACAAAAGGATTCATAAAGTTTAGTTCAACACTGGCTCCAACGACTACGGCTTCTTTCTCAACACAATGGGACGGGACAGACTTGGGTGGAGCTTCTAATTACATTAGGGATATGTACACAAAAGGACAGCATTTTGGATTTAGGTTAGAAAATGTCAATCCAAATCCCTCCCCTAGTTCTCAGAATGTTGGCAGATTAGTTTATAACACCTCTGCCAATCAGGTTTATGTAGATAACGGGTCTTCTTTTCAGGTGGTTGGAAGCAAATCTTATAGCACAGATACTTCATGGAATGGTACAGATCTTACTAAGACTGTCGTGGTTTCTACTGGTGTGTCTGATGCAAGATTATGTATTGTTCAGTTTTTAGATAATACAAATAACTATGAAACATTGGGTGTAAAAATAACAAGACCTTCCGCAACTCAGGTTACTATAACCACAGAAATACCCCTACCTGCAGGAAGTTACAGATTAATATTAATTGAGGTGGCATAATGAAAATATACGGTCAACTTGAAAAAGTGCAATTAGAGAATCTAGCGTCTAGCTTAACAACGGCGGAACCTTCGGGGAGGATATACTGGCAAACCACAACTAAAAAAGTAGAGGTGGTTGATTCAGGTGTATCTGTAAAAACTTTAGTAGATAGTGTTGCTCTTACTAATTCGTTGCCTACTATTACGGGAACAAGGGCAGCTCCTTCTTCCATAGTAGCGGGGACTGGAATATCCTTCACGGGATTGGCTGGTCATAATTTATGGTTTGTTGCTGGTTCTGGTGGCGCAGTAGATATATCTGCAAATCCACAGATTGTAGCTGGTTCTGCAGTTGGACAAGAATTGATATTAATAGGAAGAGATGCAACTAATACAGTGCAGTTAGATGATGGGACTGGCCTAAGTCTAAATGGTTCTGCTATATTAGGACTAGCTGACGTTATAGGATTAATATGGGAT